ATGAACGCAACAGTATCAACAAGGGAAAGAGCATGGCAGCTTGCGGACAAACTTTTTCCGACAGATTACATGGAAGACGAATACAACAGCCTTCGCGCTGGTTATCCAGTATTCAACACAACTTCAACAGATGATAAATACACAGGCTTCCGCATATCAGACCTGAACACAGCACTTGAACTGAATATGGGAGCAGAAACAATCAGGATCAATATTCGGGATCAGGAAGCAGAAATCAAGAACAACTTCGACAAGCTGCTTCAGTATGTGACCGACAAAAGAAAGTCAGCGGAACTTCACGAAAGACAGAAATACAACTATTACTGTGACAGACAGGCTGGTTGTTGGAACTGGACGAAGGAACAGGATGAAGCATATCAGAAGGAATGGGACGACATCATCATTCAGATGCACGCATTGAAAGATCTTGAAAACGCGATGAACCTTGCAAGAAACAGAGGGATCATATAAACATCACAGAACGAAGGGAGGAAACAACATGGCAGCAGTTACGAACGAAAAGAAGAACCTGAACAGCCAGACCGAAGATGTCAGCGAATTTATTATGCTGCTGAAGCAGATGTCTGACAGCGACAGAATGGTCATCAAAGGGATGATGATGTGGGCGGCAGGAGAAAACAGACCAGTGAAAACAGCCTAAAAGGGCATAGGATGTCCCCGATCAGGAATGGTCGGGGAGTAAATGAAAGGAAGTACAACATGAACACAAAAGGAAAGATTGATTTTACAAAGACAGACAACATTCAGTTTATTGAAGAAGTAGCCAGAGAGATCAGCAAGGAAGACAAGGACTGGCAGTGGGAAGCAAGAAAAATAAAACAGCATAGCTTGTTGCTGTGGTGGGAACTTCTGGAAGGTAGTGGACAGGAAGGCTTCAGGATTGAATACGACGAAGCTAATGAAGTATTCAGCGTATATGATGAATGGAACAGCAACATCACATACGAACTGGAAGACACGCTTGACCTGAAAAGCACGATGCGAAGTGCGTTCTGGTATGCATCAAGCAGATATTAAGAAGGGCGGCGCAGCAGTATGTGAAGGAGAACGAACGATGATTGATGAAAAGAAAGTTGAATTGATGAAGAAGCTGCAAAGACTTGCGGAACGTGGAGTGGGCGGCGAAAAAGAAGGCGCACAGAAGAAATTGCAGCAGCTTATGAAAAAATACGACATTGAAGAAAGCGATCTATCAGATGACAAGCTGGAAGACCATGAATGGAAATATCACAACGACTTTGAATTGCGCTTGCTGAAACAGACAATATACAAAGTCTTAGGAAAAGATGGATTGAATCAGATGTATCACTACAGTTCAGGAAAAGGAAAGAAAACTATTCAGGGCGCACAGTGTACAAAAGCGCAGGCAATTCAGATCGGGATTGAATATGAATTTTACTGTGAAACATGGAAAGAAGAATGCGACTTCTTCTTCAAGTGCTTCGTACAGAAACACAAGATTTTCCCAACCAAAGAAGAAATGATAATAAGACCGCAAGACGATGTTGAAATGTCTGACGAAGATGCGATGCGGATGCAGATGGCTATGTCAGCAATGAAAGACAAGAGCATGACACAGAGAATTGAGGGATAGAAGATGATAGCAACAGAAGAAAAACCAGTGCAAATACTGGAACTGTTCGGAGGAATAGGAAGCCCACGATGTGCCTTGCGCAATCTGGGAATACCAACAAAGGCGATTGACTATGTCGAGATAGACGAAAAGGCAGTCAGATCATACAACAATATGTTTTCTGAAGAAATGCCGTACAAGACACAGTCGGTTGTCGGTTGGAATTTGAAACCAGACATCCTGATTCATGGGAGTCCGTGTCAGGACATGAGCATTGCAGGACATCAGGGAAAGGCGAAAGCAGAAGACGGAAGGATCAACAGAGGAAAAGGCGCAGACGAAGGCAGCGAAACAAGGTCGTCATTGATGTGGGAAACAGTTCACATCATTGATCAGATGGGAGAATGGAAGCCGCAGTATGTGATCTGGGAAAATGTGAAGAATGTGAAAAGCAAACACATGATTGCAAACTTCGTCAGGTATCAGAAGGAACTTGAACGAATGGGATATACAAACAATTATGAAGTGCTGGATGCGCGAGAATTTGGACTTCCACAGGCAAGGGAAAGAGTTTTCACAGTCAGCTGCTTGAATGGCGAAAAGTTCAACTTCGATGATTTAATCAGGACACCAATGCAGGACATCAGGAACTTTCTGGAAGACAACGACAGTGTGCCTGAAGTGTACGATGTGACGCAGCCTTCTGTCAGAAGCGCAATCGGGAAGAAGGGAATCAGAAGGGCGACTGTTATCAAAGATTGTGCTTTTACAATCACAACAAGGCAGGACAGGACACCGACACAGGTCATTGACTGCGGCGGCGGTCGGTTCAGATATTTGACCGAACTGGAATGCTGGCGGTTGCAAGGGTACACAGACGAAGACTTCAAAAGAGCGAAAGCGGTACATGAAAGGGCTGGACGATACTATACAGCGTTGTACAAACAGGCAGGAAACAGCATCGCAGTTCCAATATTTGAAAGTATCTTCAGGAAAATTATATTGAATGAAACGGCATAGGAGGAAACACAATGGCGAATATAGATGTCATGTACAGCAGCAAGACAGATCAGTGGGCGACACCTGAAGACTTCTTTGAAGAACTTGACAAAGAATTTCATTTTGACCTTGATCCATGCGCTGACGAAACAAATCACAAGTGTGAACATTATTTCACGAAAGAGCAAAACGGACTGAAACAGGACTGGGGTGGGCATCGCGTCTTTTGCAATCCACCATACGGCAGAGCGATCACAGACTGGGTGGAAAAGTCCTTCAGGGAAGGAACGAAAGACAACACAATCGTTGTTATGCTTATACCAGCAAGAACAGACACGCGATATTTCCACGACTTTATACAGCATAGATCAGAAGTCAGATTTGTCAAAGGTCGCCTGAAGTTCGGGAACAGTAAACAAGCAGCCCCATTCCCTTCGATGGTTGTTATATTCAGGGGTGCAGGAATGTGAAAGGAAAAGAGAAGATGAAGACAAATGAAGTGATTTACATATCAGGAGCGATCAGCGGAACATCTGACTACATGGAAAGATTTGAAAAGGCTGAAGCGTTCCTGAAGGGCAAAGGGTACAAAGTTATCAATCCAGCAAAAGTGATGTGTCCGCTTGATGGCGTTCTGGGCTACGAAGACATGATGGACATTGACATGATGCTGATTGAAAGGGCTGACATCATATTCATGCTGAAGGGCTGGCGAGAAAGCAAGGGAGCAAACAGAGAATATGGACTGGCTATGGGAAAAGAAAAGATTGTCATTGAAGAAGAAGACGGCGATCTGATCAAGTCGATGCTTATGAGATAGACACAGAAGGGAGAAAGAGCAATGAAACCAGATGCAAGAAGAATATTTGAAGCAATAGCAATGATCCTGTCGAACAGGAATGATGGAATCAGGGTGCAGCTGTCAGAGATTAAGACAAAGGCAGCGAAAGCATCTTGAAGGGCAAAAAAGAAAGCCTTCGGACTAGCTTGGCGGCTTCCGAAGGCGATCCCGATTGTGACTTTTAAAGGTCTGCACATCTAATAAATATTATACAGCAGACCTTGAAGAAAGTCAATAAAATCGGCGTTTTCAAGCGGCTTCGCGTCCTTGTAATAGATAGTAACAAATCAAAGAATATATAAATATCTATAACAGGAGCGACAGAGCATGGGAAGAAGAAGGAAAGCTGTATACATAGAATACGACTATGAAGAAGCCTACCAGAAAGCATTGACAGACATGGAAGAAGACAACATGGAACGAATGCTGAAGGAAGGGCGCGTCAGATCACTGTATGCAACCAAAGAGATCAGAGCAGGGGAACAGATGGATGTTGAAATATATCCAGAGTTCAGAAGAAGTGAAAGGGAGCAGATACCAGACGAAGCGAAGAAAGCAAGGCAGAGAAAAGCACAACGCAACCTGAATGAAAAGAACAGCAGGAAGGAATGCGAACGGACGATCAATGCGAACTTCGGGAACGATGACATCTGGGGAACATTGACATACACAGACGACAATATGCCGAATAGCATGAAAGAAGCGCAGCATGACATGACACTGTACATCGGGCGGCTGAATTACGAACGAAAGAAGATGGGACTTGCAAAGCTGCGTTATGTGTATGTGACAGAGTGTTCAGACAAGGGACGCTGGCATCATCACTTTGTATGCGATGGCGACATGGGACTGGAAGCAGTCGAAGAAAAGTGGAAGAAGGGGCGCAGAAATCAGGTGCGCAGGCTTCAGAAGGATGAACACGGACTGTCAGGAATGGCAAAGTACATCACGAAACAGAAGCACCCTGAAAAGAAGGGCAAAGAGCCGAAACCAGTTGAAAAGTATCAGAAGGCATGGAAAGCCAGCAAGGGACTGAAAAAGCCTGAAGTGAAGAAGAATCACTATAAATTCAAGCAGAAGGACGTTGATGAAATTGTCACAGGCAGATGCGATCTGGAAGACAAGCTGAAGAAATGGTATGCAGCAGACGGATACAAGCTGACATCGTATGAAGTCAGATATAACAACATGAATGGCAGATTTTACATATACGCAAAGATGTACAAGCCAGAGGAAGGAGGACAAAAAAAGAGTGGCAAGCAGAAAAATAAAGCTAAACCGAAGACAAAGAAGAAGACGCAGACGAAGAAGACAGCTGATCAATGCAGCAGTTGAAGCCGTTCAGGGCATCAAGGGAATATTCCGAAGACTGGGCGCGCTGATCAGCAGAAAACCAAAGCTGTCAGTAGCAATCCTGATTGCATTCCTGATCCTATATGTGGCAGTGATGGAAGTGCTTGCATTCAGGGGGATGATGACGAAGGGCGACACAGTGACGGAACATACAGAAACAACACAAGCAGCAGAACCGACAGAAAGTGACCTGAATGCGGTTGAATATCCATTCAATACAATGTCACAGGATTGGAGTGGCGAAGACATGGAAGGCTTCTGCTATCACGAAATCACTGACGAATGCAAGGCAGCAGGCGGCACATTCCCGATCATGGCGCAGATATATACATACATCGTCTGTGAAAATTATGGCGTTGACTATGAAATGGTGTTCGCCCTGATCGAGAGGGAAAGCGAATGCAGATGGAACGCTTCGGGCGATGGAGGAACATCATGGGGCTATATGCAGATAGCGAAGAAGTGGCACGCAGAGAGAATGGAACGCCTGAACTGCACTGATCTGACAAATCCATATCAGAATGTGACAGTCGGCATCGACTACTTGAAAGAGATTCAGGACAGTTTGCAGGACGTTCCAGAAGATGTGCGCCTATATTATGTGCTGGCAATTTACAACTACGGAGCAAAGGGAGCGAAAGAAAATCTTTTCAATCATGGCGTGTTCAAATACACATACAACACAGAGATCATGGAAAGAGCAGCACAGCTGAAAGCAGAGAAAGCAAAGAAGGAGGAACAAAAGTGAACAACAGTGACAGATTGAACCTGAACGCGGTCATCACGAACGCTGAAATATATGCAGTGAACGTGATCAAGACAAGACTTGAAGCGTCAGGCATCAAGGAAGGAACAACCGACTACAAGATCATAATTGCAAGGACAGCGGACTTGCTTGTGCATCACAAAGAAGAAGTGCGCGACATGTACAAGAAGAACAAAGCACTGCTTCAACGCTGGATCATCGGAGAAACGCACATGGAAGACCTGAAAGCATTCAGGAAGATGCAGAAGTTCGGATTCACAGGCGACATCGTGGAAGACATGAAGAAGGTGGGTGCGGATAGATGAACATGAGATATGCAAGAAGGTCTGAAGACACCGAACAGATCAATGTCATCAGCTGGGCTTCTTGGCAGATGCAGAAATATCCTGAGCTGAAATGGCTGCATCATATCCCGAACGGCGGCAGCAGGAACAGAGCCGAAGCAGTAAAGCTGAAGCAGATGGGCGTGAAGTCAGGTGTGTCCGACTTATGCCTTCCGTACCCGAAAGGAATATATTGCGGCTTATACATCGAAATGAAGTATGACAAGGGCAGACACCAGCCGTCACAGAAAGAATTCTTGACCGATATGGCAGCAGCGGGACACTATGTCGCGACATGCTACACGGCAAGGGACGCGGTTGAAGTTCTTGAAAAATACTTGAATTTGAAGTGCTTACAGACACACATTCATGTGTCAGATTCAGACACCGCAGTCATGGAAACAGCAGAACGCATGAAAGAGCAGAACAACAGCGTATGGAAAGACGGCGAAGTGAAACCGCTGAGCAAGAAGGAAAGAAATGCAAGACGATAGAAAAGCACATCAAATCACATTGCAAGAACTTGGGATCATACCGAAAGAGCCAGAGCAAAAAGAGGAAGTCAGAAAACAATATGCTTTTCCTTGCGCTGGTTGCGTATGTAGCCACTGCGCAAATAATGTGGAAACATCAGACAGATGCACAGGGGAAATGAAAGAACCTTGCTTCACATGCGACTGCTGCAAGTATTATGACGGAACAGGAACAGACAGGCGGCTTCGAGATTGTGACAAATACATTGTGACGGACGAACACGCGAGAAGGTTAAGAAGTTACATGAAAATAATAAACAGGAGGAATGCACATCTATGAAAATTATAGCAATTATGAACCAGAAAGGCGGCATCGGAAAGACAATGACCGCAGCAGCGATCGCCTACATCATGGGCGAAGAAAGAGGAAAGAAGGTGTTGATCTGCGATGCAGACCAGCAGGGCAACATATCACTTCTTTACGATAGATTCGATCCTGACGGACAGGGAATGTCGGAACTGCTTGAAAATCATCAGGCAGCAGGCGGCGCGTATTCAACAGCAGACTTGATTCAGGCGACACCATACAGCAATGTTGACATTATTCCAGCGAACGGATATTTGATGCACACGAACATGGCACTGCTTCAGGAGGAAGGCGAAGATCAGATTCTTCGATTTGCAGCAGCGATGAATGAAGTCAGGACGGTATATGACTATTGCATTGTTGATTGCGGCTTGATTATGGACATGACAGTCACAAATGTGCTGATTGCGTCAGACCTTGTGATTGTACCTGTTAAGATTGGCGGCTTCGAGATTGAAGCGGCTGCAAACATGAATGACCAGCTGGAATCATTAAAAGACTTCAATCCTGATATTCACATGAAAGTGTTGATGACGATGCGTCAGAAGAACCAGACAACACTTCAAGTCGAAGAATGGCTGAAGACACAGTCAGGACATGACTGCTTCGCGACCGCAATCAGGCGTTCAATTATCGCAGAGAAGTCAACAGTCGATCATGTGCCGCTTCCAAAGTTTTCAAAGAACTGCATCGTGACGCAGGACTATCGCGCAGTGACCTATGAACTTATGAAGGAGGTCTAAACATGGGAATATTTGAGATAATCACAGAAATTCTGGAAAACGAAGAAAATCTGAAAGTTAAAATCGAACAGACAGAAGGAACGCTGAAAAGAAATCTTGTGTGTATCAGAAATATAAAAACAAACAGGGCATATTCCTTCACGCTGGCAAACGGCGACAAGTATGGTGCTGAAGCAATGGCACGAAACGCAGTTGCAAAGTTGCATTCGGAAGCGTGCGGCTGCAACGAAAAGACACTTGACAGAATTGAACATGCACTGGGAATAAAATTTGAAACATGGCAATCAGAATATATTCTGTCGGAAGGCATTACATATCCGTATGAAGGGAGAAGGACAGGAAAGACGCTTGCATATCAGGTCAAGACACTTTTGACTGCACGCGGAGATATAACAATTTACAGCGATGATGTGCAATACTTCGTTGATGAAATACGCGACAATATATATAAAAAGTATTATGTCACAGAACTTGCAAGGCTGTCAGAAGACCTTCGCAAAGCTGGCATTGAAGTTCCTAAAGTAACATTGAAATTAAACCAAAAGAGAAGAAAGGACGGAGCGCAATGGAAATAAAAGGACAGGTCATAATCAGCATGGAAGACTTTGAAAAGCTGAAGGCGGCAGCAGAGCAGAAAGAGTATGCGGAAAATCAGCTGGAAGCATTCAGGGACAGCACATCACAGTTTTATGAGATTGAAGACACGGAGTTCTGGAAGAAAGTCAAGAAGATTGACGAAACACCGATGACGGACAAGCAGATTGACAAGGCACTGTCAGAAGCCAGAAAGACATTGAAGATTGTTGTTGATATGACGGCACTGAAAAAGACAATCAGATCATTGATAAATAAAAAGAGTTATCCAGAGGACGACACACACATTGACTTGAAGAACACAACGGACGAAGAACTGGAAGCGATTGAAATATGCTTCAGAGAACAGGAGGACTGACAATGGCATGGAACGCAATAGAACAGCTGAATAAAAATGCAAAGAAGGCAGCAGCCAGGGACAACACACCGAAGGCACACTTCAGGACGCAGGATGTCAGCATAAATAAAATGTATAGCAATGATAAAAACTTCTATTCGGTTGAGGACATCGAACCGCTGGCGCGAAAGATTCTGCTTGTCGGACTGATTGAAAATCTTGAAGTTGTCCGCGATCCTTGCGACAGGGGCGAATATAGAATTGTAGCAGGGGAAAGACGCTGGCGTGCGCTGAAGATGCTTGTTGAAAAAGGCTATACAGAATTTGAAAAAGCAACGTGTCAGATTCAGACACCAGCGTCAGAGGATGAAGAAACACTTCGCCTGATCATCGCGAACGATTACAGAAGCAAGACAGTGGCAGACATTCTGGAAGAAGAAGACCGACTGAAAAAGACATTGCAGCGCATGAAGGAAAAAGGACTGACAATCATGGGAATTGACCTGAACAGTGGTCGCCTTCGTGATGTCATTGCAGACTTCCTGAAAATGCCGCCGACAAAGGTTGCACAGATTGAGAGTATCAACAAGCATCTGATCCCTGAATTTTCAAAAGAACTGAAAGAAGGTCGCCTGACTTTTTCTGCTGCCTATATGATCAGCGGAATGAGTGAGGAAGCACAAGCGGAAATGCTGGCGCGTTATCAGGAAAACGGCTTGACATACAAAGAAGTGAAAGAGATCAAGCAGCAGGAGGAAAAGGCAGCAGCAGAACAGATTGAAAGTCAAATGGAACTGGACACCGAAAGCCAGTCGGCAGAGGTTGAAGAAGACGACATTGAAGAACCTGAAGACGATACAGAGGACACAGAGGACGAAGACGAATGGGAAGATGCACACCCTAAAAGCATCACATCGCTGTGTTACAGCTGCAAAAGATATTCAGACTGTAATGTGAAGACAGGAACATGTCAAAGCTGCGATCGGTACATAAACAAGGCAGAAGCAGAAAAGACCGAAGAAGAAAGATACAGCAAAGAACAGGACGCAATCGACAGAGAAACAGCAAAGAAACTTCGCGAGAAGGCAGACGAAGAAAAGATGCAGCAGCTTCCTTCACAGCAGGGAAAGAAAGTGCATGATGTGAAGCTGGGGGCGACATTCTTTGAATATGTCAAAACAGGGCGAAAAACATTTGAACTGCGAAAGAATGACCGCGGATATAAAGAAGGCGACACAATAGTGCTGCACGAGTACAAGGACGGAGCAACGACAGGCAGAACAATCACGAAGAAAATTGTTTACGTGCTGGAAGACTTCACAGGACTGGAAGACGGCTATTGCATTTTAGGACTGGGAGCAGTCGAAGAAGCACTTCAGGAAGCGGCAGCAGGCGCAGGACAGGACGCAGACAACAGAACACTGGAATATGGAGCATAGGAGGAACAAACATGCAGACAAAAGACGATATTAAGGGAATGGCACAGACATTCAGAGAAGCAGCGGACATTCTGGACGAGATCGCAGAACTTGACGACAAGGAGGGAATGACGCGAGAGGAAAGAAAAGAGAAAGAAGAAGAACTGTCAGCAAGATTCTTGCTGAAAATGGTCAAGATTCAGCAGGCATAAACAGCAGAAGGGGGAATTGACATGAACGAAATAATCTGCGAGAAATGCGCGGCGACATTCACACCTGACATGATAGAAATACAAAGCAGAGTGATCACGCAGGATGAAGAACACAACGACATCATCGAACAGTTTTATGAATGCCCGATCTGCGGCGCACATTACACAATCACAATCACTGACAGGGTGCAGCGAATAGCGATTCAGAAGCGCAGACAGCTTCAGACAGCAGTCAAGAACGCAATCAGGGCAGGAAGACCAGCAAGGGCGCAGACATACAAGAACAAAGAAAAAGAACTTGCAGACGACATTCAGGCGCGTGCAAAGATGTTAAAAGAACAATACGCAGAATATACGGAGGAATAAAACATGTACGAACATTTCACAAAGACACAGCAGCAGTTCGATGTCAGACGCGGCGATGTGTATTATATCAACAACAACAGAGGGCAGAGAGGAAACGAGATCAGGAAGGACAGACCAGCCGTCATTGTGTCGGCTGACTTCCTGAACAAACACAGCGGCGATGTGGTCGTTGTGTTCCTGACATCACAGCCGAAGAAAGACATGTCAACACATGTGACGATCAGAACGACTGGAAGAGTGTCGGAAGCATTGTGCGAACAGCCGACAACAATCAGCGTGGAAAGATTAAACAACAGAATCGGCAGTGTGACAGAAAGAGAAATGCAGCAGATAGACATTGCGCTTCAGATAGCTTTGAATCTGGATGCAGGAGCAAACACGCAGCCAGAACCCGAAAATCAATCGGGGGGGGGCATCACACAGCAGTGATAATGTACTTGAAAGCGAACACGATTGCATTATAAGACTTGAAGCAGAGCGAAACACATACAAGAAACTTTATGAAGACATTATGAACCGAAGGAGATAGAAAAACATGCGAAGTATATGGATTGAACAGGCGATCAGCAATCTGTGTGGAATTATCGTGATTATTTTGCAGCTAGGATTTATTACAATCCTGACAGCACTAATCATCCTGATTGCGGCAGTAACTATCAAGACAGCAATCAAGGGAATGAAGAAGGAGGAAACGAAAAAGAATGAATAAGGCGATACTAATGGGGCGACTGACAAGGGATGCACAGACGCGATATACAGAAGGCGCAGAGCCTATGGCAATATCACGCTTCACGCTTGCGGTTGACAGGAGAGTCCAGAGAGATCAGGAAGGACAGTCAGCTGACTTCATTTCCTGTGTTGCGTTCGGAAAGACAGGACAGTTCATGGAGAAGTATGGACAGCAGGGAACAAAGTTTGTGATTGAAGGACGCATTCAGACTGGCAGCTATACGAACAGAGAAGGTCGCAAGATTTACACAACGGAAGTTGTTGTGGAAGCGGCTGAATTTGCAGAAAGCAAAGCGGCAGCAGGCGACAGCCAGTCAAGACCACAACCAGCACCAGGCAACGGCTATGACTTTATGAGCATACCAGACGGCGTTGACGATTTGCCTTTTACATAAAGGCGCAGGAAGGAGTGAAAGACGTGAAACTGAAGGAATATGCAACAAAGATAAAAAACAGGCTTATGGGGCAGAACACAAAGCCACAGAAGGAAGAAAAAGACGATCTGTCAGAGAAAATTGTAGAACGCACACAGGAATTGATTGCGGAAGACAGACAGGAAGCTGTCAGGGCAGCAGTCGTGGAAGAACCTGAACCAGAAGAAACGGCAGAACAGCCGAAAGCAGAAAGAAACATCAGTGCAGATGTGATGAAACTGGCAGCAGTCACAAGAGGACTGAAGATTGATCCTGAATGGACAAAAGAAGAAACGATCAAAGCTGTATCGGAATACAGCGGACTTCCTGAAGAAGAAGTTGAAGTGCTGCTTGAATCGACAGCAAAGTGGGCGCAGGAAACATGAAGAAAAATGGTAAAGAGTATCACGGAAGCGTTTGAAAAGTTGAAGCCAGCGTTTGAACAGATAGGGAAAGCAATCACAGAAGCATTCAGGAAGACAAAATGGACAGGATTGCAGTTGCGAAAAGAGCTGATCAGCAATAACAGACGCAAAATGAAAGGAATGCCGATGATCAGGGCGAAGGCGATTGAAAAAGCCAGAAGGAATGAAAGGCGAAAGCCTAAAAAGTAGAAAGAAGGTGTGCAATGTGCAAAATAGCGATGAAACGCAGCAGGACATGACGGAAGCAATCAGGATCGCGGTGCGGAAGGCGTTTGCTGAAGTCAAAATTGAAGAAAAGAGAGCAGAGAAGAAAAAAACACTGTATAACACACGAAGATTGATGGAATCATACATAGATTTGAAAAAATACATCAATAATGCAATTACGGAGGAAGAAGAAGTCACAGAAGCGGCATACAGCGTCCTGAAGGGCGAAAATGCGAAGCTGAAATCTGTCAAGGAAGCGAAAATGGTCACAGCGATGATGATTATTAACATTGACAGGGCATTGACCGAACTGGAAACCGAAAGCAGGAAAGAAGGCACATTGTACAAGTATGAAGCGTTCAGAATGCACTATATTGACGGACTGACCTTTGAAGAAATTGCGGATCAGCTTGATTGCGGAAAAAACAGCCCTTCAAACTGGTGCAAGGCGATTTTGAAGAAAATGTCTGTCAAATTATTCGGAATTAACGGAATTTGAAAAAAGGCGATCTGAAAAAGGCTTTTTTCGAGGGAAACGACAACGAAAGCATGGGAAAAGCGTGGGAAAAGTGAGGGTTTTTATAGGGGACATCCTAAAGTAAAATAGTATCGTGAAATGTTGTACAGAAAGACCGAAACAGCACAGAAGTGTTGAATCGGTCTTTTTTATTGCATTTCTGCCCTCTTATTTGCGGAATGTGGGTGCTTATATAAGGGCATCCACAGGAAGCATTAAAACAAGGCTTTATATAGGGGCATACCTGACAGGGGCGCATATATAGGGCATATATGAGGGGCATATATAAGCGGCTGCGTATAGAGCCTATACAGACGGATATATGAAGCATATGCAGCAGCAGGAAGGTGGTGCAAGGGTTTGTTATTTCACAAGTGCAGATGTGGGGCTTTAATACCACAGAATATAGCTGAATGTGAAGCCTGTGCAGCGAAGGCAGCAGGGCAGCAGTCAAGACACATGGAATACAACAAACACCGCAGAAACAAGAAGACAGCAGCCTTCTATGTATCAAGTGAGTGGAGGAAGACAAGAGCCGAAGCACTAAGGCGATTTGATGGCGTTGATATATATGCCTTCTATGTGCTGCATGTAATACAAACAGCTGACATGGTGCATCATATCACGCCTATTGAAGACGACTGGAACAGACGACTTGATGCAACTAACCTGATCCCATTGAGCAATCACAGCCATGGAATCATTGAAGCCTTGTACAGCAAGGATGAACAGACAAAAAAAGCGACACAAAAGATGTTGTATGACCTGATAGAACGCCACTGGAAGGCGACAGGGGGAGTATGAAAAAGTATCGGGTTAAGTTTATTTAGTCGCGATTCCCCTTTTCCGTGGAGAAAACTCCCCACGGAAAATCCAGATCAGGGCATCCGAAAAGGGTGCGTGTCAAATACTGACACACCGCAAGGAAACCAGCAAAGAAGGGAGGTCGCAGAAGAATGGCAGGACAACGACAGCCGATCGCGCTGGTACAAGCAAAAGGCAAAAAACACCTGACAAAAGCAGAAATTGAAGAACGTCAGCGAACAGAAGTGAAAGCGGCTGCGGATAAAGTGACAGCACCGCAATACTTATCGCCGACACAGAAAAGAACCTTCAAGAAAATCGTGAAGGAACTTCGTGCGATTGACCTTATATCAAACCTTGATGTTGATGCACTTGCAAGACTGGTCATCGCACAAGAAAAATACATCGCAGTCACGCAAGAACTGAACAGACAACCGATCATGCTGGAAATTGAGATCGCAACAAAGCAGCTGGACGAATACGGACAGCCAGTGAAGATCAGAAAAGAAGTCGTGAACGGAGAAGTGGAAAGACTTGCGCTACTTCAAGACAGATACTTCAAGCAGTGTCGTCAGGGGGCTGCGGACTTCGGACTGACAGTGTCAAGCCGCTGTCGCCTTGTAGTGCCAAAAGCAGACAAGGAAACACCGAAAGAAAACAAGTTCGCAAAATTCGCATAAGGCGAACACATGACAACAGATAGAACTACACAATACGCGCTGGATGTCCTTGCGGACAAGATTGTTGCTGGCGATCTGGTCAAAGCAGCATGTCAAAGACATATAGACGACATGAAAGCGGCTAAAGCTGCGCCATATCGCTATTACTTTGATGTTGAAGAAGCAGAAAGGATCATTGACTTCGCTGAAACACTGACTATTGCGGAAGGCGAAGAAGAACAGCCAGTGACGGCATATCCATTCCAGTGCTTCATTCTGGGAAGCCTGAACGGATGGAGAACTAAAGACGGACATCACAGACGATTCAGAACCAGTTATATACAGCTGGGACGACAGAACGGCAAGTCATTCCTGAATGGTATTCTGGCGGCTTATTATGGCAACTTTGACAAGTACAAATATGGTCAGATTTACTGTACAGCCACAAAGAAAGATCAGGCAATGATTGTCTTCAATGAGATTGTGAAGTTCATAAATTCCGACAGCGACTTGTCGGAGTGCTTCAAGATTCACGAACACAATTCAACGATTGATTGCAAGATCACACACAGCAAGATCAAGGCACTGTCAGGCGACACGAAGTCGATTGACGGCTTCAGACCATATCTGGGGATCGTGGATGAATACCATGCACACAAAGATGATCAGATGTACAAGCTACTTGAAGGCGGCATCAAGAAAATGAAGTCGGCACTGATCAGCGTGATCACGACAGCAGGATTTGACCTGAAATCGCCGTGTTTTGCGCTGTATGAATACTGTGTGAAAGTTCTGAAGGGTGTTACAAGCAATGATTCACAGTTCATTTATATCGCACAGATGAATGAATCTGACGATATGTGGACACCTGAAAACTGGATCAAGGCGAACCCGATTCTGGAATATGACAGGGACGCATTGCAGAACATGATCCCGATTGCTGCAACGGCGAAGGAAATGGGAGGATCAACACTGCGCGACTTCATCGTCAAGCAGCTCAACATGTGGATTCAGTGGACAAATGATGTCTATATCAAGGACATGGATGTCTGGACAAGGGCAGCAGTCAAGAAGACACTGGCTGACTTCAGAGGTCAGAAGGCTTATGTCGGACTTGACCTGTCATCAGGCGGCGACTTGACATCAATCGCAATCGTGATCCCATTCATGCAAGGCGAAGACAAACGCTACTTCGTACACGCACACAGCTTCGTTCCGAAGCGAAGGGTTGAAGAACACATCAAGACTGACCGCGTACCTTATGACCTATGGATCAGACAAGGACTGGTCGAAGTGACTGAAACAATGGGCGGTGTGAAAACTGACTACAAGTACATTATTGCGTACCTGAAGAAGATCGTGAAGCTGTATGAATTGGATGTGCAGTGGATTTGTTACGATCCGCACAATGCTTCCGCATTCCTGACAGATTTGGAAGCACTTGGATTCGACAGCATTGCTGTCAAACAGTCAGCGCGAGAATTGAACGATCCGACAGTGGACTTCCGACTGGAACTGGAAGCAGGACATGTCGAACATGACGGAAACGAAGCAATGAAGTGGTCTATTGCAAACGCAAAGACGACATCGAACAGCTTCGGAGAAATCAAGATTGACAAGGAATACACGACAGAACGAATTGACATCGTGGATGCAATTATTGACGCATGGATGATGGCAATGAAGGGCGAAATCAAGCCAGATGTCAACAGATACCTTGATATTTGGTTCGCAGGCACAGAGAAATTGCGACAGAAGGGAGGTGCGCAAGGTTGAACATGTGGAAAACACTGAACAAAGGAATTATGAAAGCATTCGGAATGAATATTGAAACAGATACAGCAACGCTGAATGATGAATCCTTTCTGGAATGGGTTGGAATTAAGCGCGACAGTGAAAGCAAGAAGCCGACATCAGACGTGACATACTTCACTTGTTTGAAAATGATGTCAGAAACAGTCGCGAAAATGCCATGGAAGTTGTACCAGAAAACAAACAAGGGCATCAGTGAGCCGATAGACAACGACATTGCAAGGCTTATGAAGCAGCGTCCGAACCCTTTTATGACACCGACAACCTTCTGGAACGCTGTAGAAATGAACAGAAATCATTACGGGAACGCATATGTCTATGTACGCAGGAAATTCAAGCGCAAGAAATATGGTGGAGAATATAAAGCACTGGACATGTGGATCATGCCATCGGACAGGGTGCAGATCATAGTTGACGACAAAGGCATTTTCGCAGGCAAAGGGAAAATCTGGTACTTGTACAGTGATGAATATTCAGGCGAACAGTACATATTCAGGACGGAAGATGTATTGCACTTCAAGACTTCACACTGCCTGAACGGAATAGTCGGACTTCCAGTGCAATACATCTTGAAGCAGACAGTCGAAGGCGTGATTGAATCACAACGCTTTCTGAACAATCTATATAAAAACGGATTGACAGCAAAAGCGGTGCTGGAATACACAGGCGAACTGAATGAAGATGCAGCCACAAAGCTGCGACAGACTTTTGAACGCTTCGGAGCAGGAAGCCAGAACACAGGCAAGATTCTCCCTGTGCCACTGGGGATGAAGCTGACACCACTGGATATTAAACTGACAGATTCACAGTTCATCGAGTTGAAGAAGTATTCTGCGCTTCAGATTGCAGCAGCGTTCGGAATCAAGCCGAACCAGATCAACGACTATGAAAAATCATCATACAGCAATTCGGAAATGCAGCAGCTGTCATTCTATGTGGACACAATGCTTTTCGTACTGAAGCAGTACGAAGAAGAAGTGAACTACAAGCTATTATCGGATGACGAAACGGAAGACGGACTGTATTTCAAAATGAATGAAAAAGTATTGCTTCGTACCGACAGCAAGACACAAATGGAAATCCTGAAAGAAGGAATCAACAACGGCATCGAAACAGTAAACGAAGCCAGAAGAAAACTTGATTTGATGGATATGGAAGGCGGCGACACATTGATTGTCAATGGAACTTATGTGCCATTGACGAAAGTCGGGGCAGCATATGACAAAGCTGAAGAACAGGACACTGAAGAAAACAGCGATTCTGACAATCCTATAAATGAGCCAAACACAGAAGGCGGCGAAAATACGGATCAGGATGAACAGGAGAAGGAAACAGCCGAAACGAATGAACCTGACACCGATCAGGAAGGAGGGGAAGACGATGGCGAAGAAAATGAACTTCACAAGAAGAAATCGAGCGAAAAGAACGATTGAAAATGTCGGCTTCATGCAGATAAAAGACGCGGCGACAGGCGGCGTTGAACTGTACATCTACGGCGACATTGTATCTTCAGCGTGGGACAAGTGGACATCAGAAGACACCTGTCCACAGGACATCACAGACTTTCTGAACGGCATTGACAACAATGCAGAACTGACAGTGTACATCAACAGCTGCGGCGGCGATGTATTCGCAGGAATTGGCATATACAACATTTTGAAACGCCACAAAGGACACATCACAGGCATTGTGGACGGAATTGCAGCGTCAATCGCATCCGTGATCCTTATGGCGTGCGATGACATTGTTGTGTCAACAGGCGCACAGATTATGATTCACAAGCCGCTGACAATGGCTTGGGGCAATGCAGACGACTTCACGGCGGTTATAAGCCAGCTTGACAGCTGTCAGCAGATGATCACAGACATCTACATGACAAAAGCGAAGGAAGGCGTGACAGCAGACCAGTTTGAAGAACTAATCAATGCGGAAACATGGATGTCAGAAAGTGAAGCATCAGAGTGTCGAGCTTCAGACTATTTCGACATCAAAGTGGATGAATCGGCAGCAGCAGTCGCAGCATGTGTCGGCTACATGGTAGACAGATTCAAACATGCGCCAGCAGGAATGAAGACTGAAACAGCTGAAGACATCGAAGCAAGACAGCAGCAGGCAGACGAAACAGAAGAAATTCTGGGCGATCTGTACATGTATGGAATTTAAGAAAACGGAGGAAAAACAATGAGCAAAGAAGCAAGAGCGTTACTGAAGAAAATCAATGACAAGAAGAACGCGATCAAAGCCCTTGTGAATGAGGGAAAGACAAAGGAAGCAAAGGAAGCGAAAGCAGAACTTGTGGACATGCAGGATCGTTTCAATATCCTTATGGACTTAGAGGATGACGAGAACAAGGACATCAAAGACCAGATTGACAAGGACGAAGCAAAAAAGGCTGAAGGTAAGGACAAAGCATATTCAAAGAAAGACATCGCGCATGCGTTTGTCAATCGTATTGTCTGCGGAATGCGCAAGACAAAAATGGACGAGAAGGACAAGAAGATCATGGACGCAATGTCGGAAAACAGCAATGAAGACGGCGGCTTCACTGTACCACAGGACATTCAGACGGACATCCATGAGTTAAGAAGAACAGACGATGACCTTGAACAGTATGTCAATGTTGAGCCTGTCAGCACATTGTCAGGAAGCAGAGTGTTTGAAGTCGATGCAGATTCGACACCATGGGACGATGTTGACGAAGGTGAGGAGTTCGGAGAGAAAGAAACGCCGAAGTTAAAACAGATCAAGTACAAGATTAAGAAAAAGGGCGGCATCTTAAAAGTTACAAGGGAACTTTTGCAGGACACAGCCGAAAATATTCTGGGCTTCCTGAATAAGTGGATCGCGAAGAAGTCAAGAGCCACAAGAAACGCTGCAATTTTGAAGAAACTTGCAGAGATCACAACAGGAAAAGAAGTGGCAATCAGCGGATATGACGACTTGAAGGATGTCTTCAATGTGACACTTGATCCAGCGATTGCATCTTCTTCAATCGTTCTGACAAACCAGTCAGGCTTCAACCACCTTGACAAGATCAAGGACGAGCGTGGCGACTACATTTTGCAGCATGATGTGACAGACAAGTCAAAGATGCTTCTTTTCGGTGTATATCCGATCAAGAAAGTCAGCAACAAAGTGTTGAAGAATGTAGAAGTTAAGTCAGACGGAAGCAACGTGTCGGCATACAAATACCCGATTTACATGGGCGATTTGAAGGAAGCAATCACTTTATTTGACCGCGAGAAGATCAGCATCGAACTTTCAACCGAAGCTGGCGACTTATGGGCGAAAGACCAGACAGGAATCAAGGTGCGTGACAGATTCGATGTGCAGGCATTCGATGAAGAAGCAGTCATCAAGGGAGAAATCACAGTCCCTGTAGCTGGTTAATGGCAGCAGGCTTCAGGAAGGGAGGAAAAGACATGGAACTGGAAGAACTGAAAGCGTACTGTCGCATCGACTATGACGATGACGATGAAGTGATCAAACTGATTTATGCAGCAGTACTGGAAGAAATGACAGACCTGATCAAAGACTTCAATCCTGAAGCACTCACGAACCGCCAGAAGTTATTGATTTGCATGTATGTCAAAGAAGCCTACGACAACAGGGACAGAACAGCACCAACAGACGACAAAGTCAGATTCGCGGTGCAGTCAATGATGTTAAAAGAAAGGTTGAAGTGATATGTCAAGCGCGAAGGTCAAAATATACAAATATCAGTACACGAAAGTTGATGGAAGGCGTGTGGAAGCAGAACCGATCTTGTATCACGAATGCTGGTGCGAGATCGGCAGCCTTTACGGAAAAGAACTGTACAAAGCAATAGAAATCAGGTTGGAAGACACGATCGTGTTCGATAATGTCAGGTATTGCAAGAAGGTCAAAGAGATTGCAGCACACTTGAAGGACTACTTCGTGGAGTACGAAGGTGAAAAGTACAACATTTTTGCAAGGGACTTCAGGCAGAATGACAAGCAATATGTACAGCTGAAGGCGAACCGCGTCACATAGATGTGTCAGATTCTGACACGGAAAGGAAGCAGCATGAAAGTAACTTTTGAATTTGAGGGACTGAAAGAAATTCAAAGTGCGCTGGAAACACTTGCAAGCGATTCGGAAATCAGAAAAACAAATAAACAGATTTTTCAGCGTTCTGTTGATTATACCGAACCACGAATGAAGGCAGTTATGGCAAGATCAGCAGACAATTCAAAGTCAGGAAAGAAGGGATACAGACCTTCTGGACATGCTGCGGATAATATTCCCACGAAAGTGACAACAAAGGGCGGCGAAGTCGGCTGGACACTTCTGGGCGATGCAGAAAACTGGTTTTACATGAAGTTTGTGGAATGGGGGACAACGAAACAGCCCCCACAAGACTTTCTTTACAACACAATGGAAGAATGCCGCGGACAGTGGGACACGATAGCAGATCAGGAATATCAAAAGTTGTTGAATGAAAAGCTGGGAGGATGACACATGGACATTGTGAAGAAGACACTGGATGCGCTTGAAGTGCTGGAAGCAGAAGGAATCACAGTGCAGCAGGGCTGGTATGACGCAGACATCAAGGGGCTGCATGTGACTGTGTGGAATCTGGGGGACTACGGCGGCGAACATTCGGACGATGACGAAGAAGTCGAGATTGCAGCAGTGCAAGTGTGCATCTGGTCAAGTACAGATCAAATCAGGTTAAAAAAGAGAATTAGGCGGCTTATGAAAAAGGCAGGATTCGCATTCATGGGCGCAAATGACAATCTCGAAACAGATGCAAAAATATTTATGAATGCCGCAAGGTTCATGGCGGCAGAAGAAGCAGAACAGGAGGACGAAGAAGAATGAGTGAAGCAGGAAAGCAGATCATCAGATCAAGAACAAAGTCGTTTCGCGACATCTATGTCGCACCAGTAACACAGAACGATGCGACAGCATACGCAGCAGGCACACCAGTCAAACTTGCGCGTGCTATTTCAGGAAAAGTGTCTGATAAATTCAGCGTTGAAAAGATATACAGCGATGATGGAGTAGAGGACACAGTTGAAACCTACGAAGGAACAGACGTGGAGTTTGAAGTCAATTCACTTGCACCGCAGGACAAAGCAATGCTGTTCGGTCATTTATACAAGAATGGCTGGCTTGTAAAAAACAAGGACGACAAAGCACCTGAAGTCGCTGTCGGATATAGAGCAAAGAAGCTGAATGGCAAATATGAATTTGTATGGCTTTATGTCGGAACATTCGGACAGGGATATGACGACAACTATCAGACACAGGAAGATAAAGTCACAACACAGACAGCAACACTAAAGGGCAGCTTCTATGAACGCGCATGTGACGGAAACTTTGAAACACAGGTTGACGAAAGCAACCTTTTGGCAGAACACACGGACGCAGCAGCAGCGATCAAAAACTGGTTCGGAAAGGTACAAGAGCCAACAGAAGCAGCGTAAAAGAACAATAGGAGGGCAAACACATGAAACATGAAGTAATTATCAACAACAAAAAGTATGAAATGCCGAAGATGGATGTTGACACATACATGGAATATCTTGAGATCAGGGACGACATCATGGGAACTGAAAAGAAGAACGGACTGTATACAGCCGCACAGTTCCGAAAGATGATGGACTGCATCTGCATGGTATACGGCAACCAGTTCACTGTTGACGAGTTGAAGGACAAGGACACAGGGCTGGGCGTGGCTGCAATTATCATGGAATTTGCGTCAATAGAAACATCATTAGGCGATGAGGTCAACGCAAAGGTCGAGAAGTTACAAGAAAATTTTTCAAATGGCAAATAATACCCGAACTGACACTGATCTGCAATGAAAAAGAATACATATGCGCATCAGTGTCGGTTGAAAAGTACAGAGCATACACAGAACTAATGGAAAAGAATGGCGGCGATGATGTTGCATCGGCTTTTCAGTTCAATGCGGCAATTATGAAAATGGTCTTCAGCATATCTGAAAGGGAAGTGCTGAAGGCAGATGTCGCAGAACAGCTGGCAACAGCAAAGATGATTCATTTTGTGATGCAGGACATCATCACACCGAAGTTCCTTGAATTAAACCCAAACAGACCAGATGAAGTCGAACAGGAGAAGTCAGCATTCGATGATTATGACGAAGAAAACGGATACAACGAAGCTGAAAACCAGCTGGACGATGAAAACATCTGGAAAGTGTGCCGCGACAATGTGGACAGGGTTGTCAAACTGTGTATAAAAGGGCTAAACGATTCACTTTCAAATGTTATGAAGTCGGATATTATGAGCCTTTTGGATCATGTGGCGTTCGAGATCAAGACCATCAACGAAAAGTGATGAAAGGAACGTGCATACATGGCGCAGGCATCAATCAAGATCGGTGCTTCAATGTCAGAATATCAGTCGGCTATGAAAGCGGCGGTCGCAAGCATGAAAGAACTGTCGTCACAGTACAGTCTTGCTGCTGCGAATGCCAAACTGTACGGCACGAAATCTGACGCGTTAAAGGCGAAGATCAGCGAACTTACACAGAAAATGGATGTCCAGAAGACAAAAGTCGCGGATTGTAAAACACATTATGAAACGCTGACAAATCGACTGGGTAGCCTTACAGAGAAACATAAAGAATTAAAAGAAAATGTTGAAAAAGCAACAAAAGCCTACGAAGAAAGCAAGGAAGCAACTGGCAAAGATTCGGAAGAAACAAAGAAATTAAAATCGGAGCTGGAAAAAGCTGAAAAGGCACTTGCAGACAACGAAAGGCAAACAAGAAATTGCGAAACTTCCATAAAACGCCAGTCGGCAGCAGTCACACAGGCTGAAGCTGACCTTGCGAACATGGAAGTGCAGCTTCGTGATGTCAATGCGGAACTTGCGCGCCAGAAGTTCGATGAATACGCGGAAAAGGCTGGAAAAGTCGGACAGGCATTGCAAACAGCAAGACGGCACATGATGAAGGTCACAACCGCGATCAGCGGCGTGGCAGCGGCATCGGTAACAGTTGCAGCAAACTTTGAACAGCAGATGTCAAAAGTGCAGGCAATCAGCGGAGCAACAGCAGAGGACACAGACAGGCTGACAGAATCAGCGCGCCAGTGGGGGCGCGATACAAAGTATTCAGCAACCGAAGCTGGCGAAGCGTTTGAATATATGGCACTTGCAGGCTGGAAAACAGATGACATGCTGGAAGGTATTGGCGGCATCCTGAATCTGGCAGCAGCATCCGCGATGGACTTGGGAACAGCGTCAGACATTGTCACAGACTATCTGACAGCGTTCGGACTGTCGGCAAAGAACGCAGGAAAATTCGCAGACGAAATGGCTTATGCAATGAGCCATTCAAACACAACAACCGAAGCACTAGGAGAAGCCTATAAAAACTGCGCTGCGACAGCTGCTTCAATGGGATATTCGGTGGAAGAAACAACAGCAGTCTTGATGACAATGGCGAACGCTGGTGTCAAAGGTGGCGAAGCAGGAACAGCCCTGAACGCTATTATGACAAGACTTGCAACAGACACAAAAGGCTGCGCAACCGAACTGGCAAAGTATGGCGTTGAAGTGTACGATGCGCAGGGCAACATGAACAGCCTGTCAAGCATACTGACAGGAGTGCGCGGCGTATGGAACAATTTGACAGATGAACAGCAAGCGAACCTTGCAAAGACAATCGCAGGAACGAACCAGTTTTCTGCATTGCAAACAATCATGTCTGGCTTGTCAGATGAAGCGATTGCAAGCGGAATGTCCTTCAGTGATTATGCCGAAGCATTACAGAATTGTGACGGCACTGCATCCGACATGGCGGCAACAATGCAGGACAACTTGCTGGGAAGACTGACACAGCTGAAGTCGAAGCTGGAAGATGTCGGAATAACTATCGGCAACTCACTTATGCCATTCATGGAAAAGGCAGTGGCGAAGATTGGCGAACTTGCAGACAAGTTCGCAGCATTAAGCCCACAGCAGCAAGAAACGATCCTGAAGATTGCAGGCGTTGTGGCTGCGATCGGTCCCTTGCTGACGATAGTCGGAAAAGCTATCAGCGTATCTGGACAGCTATCATCAGGGGTCGGAAAAGTTGTTGACAAGCTGGCAGAAATGGGAACAACAGCGTCAGGAGCAACAGGCGGCATGGCTGTCCTGAAGGGTGCGCTTGCGGCGATCACATCGCCAGTCGGAATTGCAGTTGCAGCAATCGCAGGAATCACAGCGGTAGTTGTGACCTTATGGAAGACAAATGAAGACTTCAGAAACAAGATCACGGAAATCTGGGACAGAATCAAAACAGTGTTCACAGAGTTCGGACAGCACATCACTGACAAACTCAATTCGCTGGGCTTTGATTTTGAAAACTTCGGGGAAGTGGTCAAGGCAATCTGGGAAGGCTTCTGCAATTTGTTAGCACCGATTATCGAAGGTGTGTTCAATAATATTGCAAATGTCATTGAAACAACGCTGAATGTGATTGCAGGCGTGTTTGATTTGTTCGTGTCGCCATTCACAGGCGGCTGGTCAGGGGCTTGGGATGCGGTAAAAGGAATATTTGAAAGCGTATGGAATGGGCTGAAGGAATATATCAGCAATATCCTGAACACGATCAAGGGCGTTGCTGACGCTTTTCTGGGCTTATTTGGTACTTCATGGGGTGAAGTATGGAATGGCATCAAGACAACCTTTGAAAACATCTGGAACGGCATTGTATCGTTCTTCACAGGCATACTTGACGGAATAAAGAACGCAGTAACAACAGCATGGACAGCAGTCAGCACGACAATTTCAGATGTACTGACAGGAATCTGGAACACAGTCAGCAACATATTCACGACAATCAGGGACTTTGTATCAACAGTCTTTGAAACAATCAAGAACGTGATCACAGTCGTTATTATGGCGATTGCAGAGTTCTTCAGCGCAGCATTTGAAATCTTGACAGTTCCGTTCCGATTTATCTGGGAGAACTGCAAAGATACAATCATTTCAATCTGGGATGCAATCAGCGCGAAGATACAGACAGCAATCACGTTTGTACAGAATATTATCACGACAGTATGGAACGCGGTCAGCGGTGTATTCACGACAGTGTGGACAGCAATCAGCACGACAGTGTCGAATGCCTGGAACACGATCAGCACGAAGATACAGACGACATTGCAGACGATCCAGAATATTATCACGACAGTATGGAACGCGGTCAGCGGTGTATTCACGACAGTGTGGACAGCAATCAGCACGACAGTGTCAAATGTTGTGAACAGCATCAAGAACACGATCACGAATGTGTTCAATGCAGTCAAGACGACAGTCAGCAACATATTCAACAGCGTGAAGTCAACAGTGACATCTATCTGGAACAGCATCAGCAGCACGATCAGCAATGTTGTGAACAGCATCAAGAACACAGTCAGCAGCGTGTTCAACACATTAAAATCAACAGTCAGCAACGTGTTCAACAGCATAAAATCAACAGCAACATCGGTCTGGAATGCAATCAAGAACGCAATAACAACACCGATCAACGCTGCGAAAAACGCTGTACACAATGCAATCGAAGCGATCAAGTCGAAATTCAACTTCACATGGTCACTTCCAAAACTAAAATTACCACACCCGAAGATCACAGGAAGCTTCAGCCTGAATCCTCCATCAGTACCACACTTTTCAATAGACTGGTACAAAAACGGCGGTATTATGAACGATTCAATGATCTTCGGAATGAACGGAAACAAGCTGCTTGCTGGCGGCGAACCAGAAACAGGCGGAGAAGCTATTCTTCCGCTGAAACCATTCTATCAGGAATTGAACTCAATACTTGATGAAAAGCTGAAGAATATAGAGTCAGGAACAAATGTGAAGGTTGAAAATCACACATACATTGACGGCGAAGAAGTGGCAAGCAAGACATACACGAAAGTGGATGAACAGTTTGTGGAAGATAAAAGGAAAGGAAGGTAAGGCAGCATGAAAGTGAATGGTATTGACGCAAGAAAATACAATGCGAAGCAGCTGACAGCCGAAGTGCTGCCACCTTCGCTTGCTGTCAATTATGAGATTGTAACAGGCGCATTCCTTCCGACAGAATTTGAAACAGATATGGAACTGGGACAGCTGAAGTTGTGCATGTACTTCAGGGGCAAGGATAGAAACAGTCTGGTCAGGTCGATGTCGGCATTTTTGGAAAATTTCACGAAGTCAAGCGTTGTTGAAGTCGATGGCTACAAAGGAAAATTCAAGGCATACACAGCAAGTAGTGACTATTCAAAAATGAAAGTGAAAACCAGATACCAGCTGAACATCACACTGAAAGGCTATTTTTTTGACGATGAACTAAAGTTGGAATATGACGGAATCACACAGACAACGATTGACCGACAAGGAACGCGAAAAGCACCAGCAATCATTGAAGTGTATGCAAAGAAAGCATTGAAGAATTACAAGATCAACGGCTTTGAAGATGACATCATCGTGGAGCAGCTGGCAGCAGGACAGACAATCATCATTAACGGTGAAGAAGGACGCGTCACAAACAATGGCGCAGATGCATTTGCAAGTGTTAATTTGTGGAAATTTCCAGCAATCACACAAGCACAGACAGTCTTGAAGTTTTCAAACACAGACGCAGTCGTTCGGATCAGGTACAAGCCTATGTGGATTTAGGAGGATGACAGATGCAGATTTTTAATGACAAAAAAGAACGTGTCGGAATCCTGAAGGACTTCAAAAATAGAAAGATCGTGAAGACGCTTGATTCAGGCGACAAGGAATTGACTTTCAAATATCCTTCGGACGGCAAGCAAGTTGACCTTCTGAAAGAAGAATATTACATCAGGACGAAAGAAGACGAATATGTCATCAGAAAAAGAAAGACAGGCACGCAGTTCAACGAATACACAGCACAGCTGAATGTCGAAGAACTGGAAGGAGCGGTCTTCCCTTATGGCTTTGAAAGCAAGGAACAGACGATCAGGGCGTGCCTTGAATTTGCCTTTGAAGGAACAGGCTGGAAGGTTGGCGTGTGCCAGATCACAAAGAAAAGGACAATCAACAAGGATGAAGAAACGAACGCATGGGAAGTCCTTCAGGACTGTTTGTCAACATATCGTACAGAATGTAAGATCAACAGCCTGACAAAGACAATCGACATATATGAACAGATTGGATCAGACCGCGGACGATACTTCATTGAAGGACTGAATCTGAAGAAGCTGACAGTGACTTCCGACACATACGATTTTTATACACGCCTGATCCCTTTAGGAAAAGACGGAATCGGAATTGAATGGCTAGGAAAGCCGTATCTTGAAAATTATCAGTACAGCAGCAAGATCAAGACCTATGTGTGGAGCGATGAACGATACACGAACACGACAAGTCTGATAGAAGACGGAATCGCGAAACTGGACGAAATGTCGAAGCCGTATATCGCTTATGCAGCAGATGTGATTGACCTTGCAAGACAGTCAGAGAAATACAGCAGCGTGTTTGATTATGACATAGGCGACACTGTCTGGATGATTAGCAGGAAGACACGCACAAAGGAAAAACAGCGAATTGTGAAACTGACGGAATATCCTGAAGCACCACAGGACAACACTGTTGAATTGTCGAATGCGACAAAGACATTCGCTGAAGTACAGCAGCAGGAAACAGATAAAGCAAAAACAGAAGCAATCAAGATCGCGAATAGCAGCGCAAAGAAGACACTTGAAGACGGCTACTACACGAAGACTGAAGTCGAAACGCACATCACGGCATCGAAAGAAGAAATCAAACTGGGCGTGTCAAAAGTGTATGAAACAAAGACCAGTGTTACTGAAAAGATTAAAAGTGCAAATGAACTGACCGATGAAAAGCTGAAAGAGTATTCAACGACAGAAGAAATGAATGCAGCTATCAAGGTGCGGGCTGAAGCGATTGATCTTTCAGTTTCAAAGACCTATGAAACGAAGACGATAGTCACAGAGAAGATCAAGAGTGCGAACAAACTGGCACAGTCAGCAGCGGACACGGCTGAAGAAAATGCGAACAGCGCAACCAATGAAAAGCTGAAAGAGTATTCAACGACAGAAGAAATGAATGCAGCTATCAAGGTGCGGGCTGAAGCGATTGATCTTTCAGTTTCAAAGACCTATGAAACGAAGACGATAGTCACAGAGAAGATCAAGAGTGCGAACAAACTGGCACAGTCAGCAGCGGACACGGCTGAAGAAAATGCAAACGATGCAACCGATGAAAAGCTGAAAGAGTATTCAACGACAGAGGAAATGAACGCGGCTATCAAATTACAAGCCGACAGCATCACGACTGAAGTCAAAAAGAAGGTCAACAATTCGGAGTTCGGAACGAAGATCACACAGAATGCCTACAACGTGCGTGTGGCTTGGAATAACAACAGCAATTATATTCAGCTGGAATATGGACAGCTGGCAATCTATAACGGCGAAGTATCAACGGCGGAGAAAAGAGCCGTATTTGACGAACAGGGAAATCATTTCTATCGCGATGGATATTATGTCGGAAAGATTGGAACAAACCAGTGGTCAGGCGATAACGCGCACAAGGGGCTTGTGTTTGACTTGGACTATCAGGGAAAATACATGGCATTTGCACAGATGGAATCACAGGGCGCAGGATCATACACAACAATGCTGTGCTTCTCACGCGCAAACAGCATATATGACCAGTATGGCATCCATCTGGGCTGTGACTTTTATGGACACTGGTTTGACTTGTACAATGTCGATCTTCACGACTGTAATGCGAATGGATATGGAGTTGTAGACGGAAAAAGCATTCCAATTATCACAGAAATTCACGACAACGGAAACGGAACAATCGGCTGGACAACATCATCAATCAGCGTTAGAAACGGAATGATCACAGCAGCACCACAAGGGAGTTCAAATTTATAATGAGTGAAAATATTATCATCGAAGAAGATACAAAAACAGAAGCACATGAAATGATCCTTGACATGTCTGAAGGCGAAAAAGGAATCGAAGAAGAAAACACAACCGAAGCACAAAACGCAACAAAGAACACGCTTCTTGCGCAGATGGATTCAAAACTTGACTTGATCCTTGCATATCAGGAAGCAACACTGGAAGGCTGACAGGAGGATAAAGCATGAAACCGATCGAACAAAGAATTGCATGTGCAAAAGGAGAAATCACAGACGCAATCGTGACAGCAAGTACAGTCCACGGACTGTCAGCGACAGCCATTGAAGGTGTGCTTGCTGACGCATTACAAGAAATAAAATCACAGGCAAAGACAGAACTGCTGAATGCATACAACAAGGATATGAACGAAGCGCATCAGGAAATCATGAAACTGAAAGAAGAACTTAAAAAGGCGCAGGCAGCAGCGAAGAAAACATTGAAGACCGAACCTGACACAGATCAGGAAGGAGGGGACGACAATGGCGACAGAACAAATGCAGCTAATAACTGACATAACACTGGAACTGACAGGCGATGAACGCTTGTATATGGCATCTGCGAAGCAGGGCGACAAGCGAACACGCTTCATCAGGGTTGCGCTAACAAATAACAGCAAAGTGTTCACAATCCCGACAGGGTACATTGTGATCGCAAATATCAAGAAGCCTGACAAACACTTTTGCTATAACGAATGCAAAGTGGCAGACAACAAAGTTATGGTCGAACTGACAAATCAGGCACTTGCAGCAGCAGGAACAGCACACTGCGACATTGAGATCAGGGACGCACAGAACGTGTATGTGTTATCTTCACAGGCGTTCACAATCGAGATTGAAGAAACAAACAGGAATGATGCTGCGATTGAAAGCTGCAACGAGATCACGGCACTTGAAAACAAAGTGCAGCAGTACATCGACAATATAGTTCAAACAAAACAGGATATTTTGTCGGTAGAAGCTGCGATGAAGGTTGCTGAAGCTGCCAGAGCATCGACAGAGGTTGACAGGATAAATGCTGAAGCCCGAAGAAACAAAAGTGAAAAGGACAGGGAAACAGCGGAAACGGCAAGACAACAGCAGCTTCAGATCATGCAGGAAGCGACAGGGGCGGCGAACAGTGCTGCTTCTTCAGCGAATACAGCAGCAGGAAAAGCAAACACGGCAGCGGCACGCGCTGAAGAAACATACAAGTCACAGGAAGAATTGCAGAAAATGTATGAAAAGATGCTGGACATCAAGGGAGCAGTCGGAAGCACGATTGACGGCGGCACAGCGATCAGCATTGATCCGATGACTTGTGATGGCGGCACAGCGTTCACGACAGAGGAATGCGAAGCGGACGCAGGCACAGTGTAGGAAGGAGGAAGCACAATGGCAACATGGACGATCAGACCGAAAAAGGACACGACAGCGAACTGGAAGGCTTCAGGACGCATCCTTGAAGCGAATGAATGGGGCGTTGAAGAAACTGCATCAGGAAAGTACATCTTGCGAATTGGAAACGGAAAAGACAAGTTTCTCGACCTTCAACCAGTTGTTGACACAGAAAACCTTGCAAAGATTTATTCGGAGATCAGCAACTTCAACGCAAACATGCAGCAGGCGACATCAGCCGCGAACACAGCAGCACAGTCGGCACAGCAGCAGGCAGCGGCAGCACAGGCAGGCGCGGCAGCTTGCAAGGACATCCAGAAGGGAATCAATTCAATGTCGGATTCTGCAACAGGGAAGAAGTACACGATCGGCGTTGAAGCAGGGCTTGTGTACTTGGAAGAAACAACATAACAGGAGGACAAAGAAATGGCAAGGCTTTATGTAGCAGACAAAGAAACACTTGACGCGGTAAAAGCTGACATGACTGGAATCTTGAAACAACTTCAGGATGCAGACGGAAAGTTCAGCAGTATCAAGAGATATGGAATCAAGATCAACAAGGCTGACAGCAATCCTGACACGCGCATCACATATCTGTATGATGCAGCAGGATTCACACCAGCAAAGATGAACTTCACAGACGGATCATTCGACTTCGGTTCATGGGGCGAAGTGTTCTTCATTAAGCAGAACAGACCAGTCATGCTGAAGGCAGACAGAACAGTTGCGTATGAGTTAAACCACACAGACCATTCAAAGAAGCTGGACGGCACTGCATCCGATGTCGGGGACGCATCAACGACACTGAATGCGATGTCTGAATTTCCTTTGATGTGGCTGTGCCAGTACGAAGTCGGAAACTATGAATATATCATCGTATCTGACACAAGAGTTGACAGCAACTACAACGCAGATGCATACACAAGAGAAGATGGAAGCGTTGCAGATCATATGTACATGCCTATGTACGGCGGCAGCTATGACGGCGCGAAACTTCGCAGCTTGTCAGGAAAGAAACTGGACTGCAACACGAACGCGCAGACAGAGATCAGCAGGGCAGCAGCAAACGGAACAGGCTGGACGATTATCTCATGGAGCAGAAGAAACCTGATCGAAAGCCTTCTGACATTGATCAGTAAGTCCGAAAACTTTCAGGCGAAGTTCGGTCAGGGCGTATGTAGCACATATGTCAATGATTCATCAAAAGACTACGGAAAAGTTGTGACAGGAACACTGGACACAAAAGGGCAGTTCTTCGGATATAATGACGGAACACATGAAGTGAAAGTGTTCTATTGCGAAAAGCCATGGGGAAACCGCTGGGACAGACTTGTGGGCTATATCTGTGACAACGGAACAATCAAAGTGAAGATGTCGCCGCCTTATAACCTGACAGGGAAAGACTACATAAAGGTTGGAACAGCGTGCAAGACAGAAGGATGGCAGAAAGACACATTGATGACGCGCTATGGACGATTTGTCAAATCTGTCGGCGGCAGTGCTTCGACATATCGTTGTTGTTATTACTGGATCAACGTGGCGATTGTTGCGGTCGCGCTTGTCGGTGGTATCACCGGCAACGGCGCGCGCTGCGGCGCGTTTGTGCATTTGAGCTGCGCTGCTTCGTCTGCGATTTGGTCCGTCGGCGGCTCTCCTTCTTGTGAAGAACCTTTGGCGGCATAAGCCGCACAGGGGGACAGGGGGAGCAATCCCCCTTTGAAGTGTAAGTAAAAAGAAAAATTAAATAATAGGGATATTGTGTGCGCCTTCCGCTGCTTCTGCCTTGCGGTCGCGCTTGTCGGTGGTAACACCAGCTTCGGCGCGTACTGCGGCGCGTTTGTGAATTTGAGCAGCACTGCTTCGAATGCGTTTTGGAGCATCTGCGGCTCTCACTCTTAACAATCATGGGACAATAACCTAATGCACACGATATTCCGCGCCACTTGGCGAAAGTTAAACCGAAGAAAGGGTTGTGCTAGTAAGGCGAAAGCCGTGAACGTGCAACAGGTGTTAAGAAGGAAGCCTTTTGAATGAAGACATATAAACATATATTTGAAGAATTGCTGAAAGAAGAAAACATCACACAATGTTTTCACGATGCAGCAAAGCGCAAGACAACGCGTCCCGAAGTTGCCAGAGTGCTGAAGGAAGAAAGGGAAGTCGGCAATGACAGACCTGATCCACAATGTCTTCAGGAACATGTGAAAGCACTTCAGAAGATACTTGAAGAAGAAACATTCAAACCGCCAGAGCATAGAAAACAACTGATCAACGAATACAGCTGCGGAAAAGTCAGGGAGATCATAAAACCTGAATATCAATATGAACAGGTTGTACATCACTGCATCATCAAACAACTTCAGCCGATCATCCTTCATGGACTTTATGAACACGCGCTGGGAAGTATACCGAAAAGAGGATGTCACAGCGGAAAGAAACGCGTTGAAAAGTGGATAAAAGGATATAAGGGCAAGAAGTTCTATATCCTGAAGGCAGATGTCCGACATTGCTTTGATACAGAAGACATTCGCGTCATAGAAACGAAGCTGCGGCGCGTGATTAAAGATGAAAAATTCATCAGATTATGTGTCACAGTCATGGAGCATGAAGCGACAGTCAAACCGCCTGAATTTGATGATATGTGGATAAAGGACGAACAGTGGCAGGATGCAGAATTTTTGTCAGGGCTTCCACTTGGGTTCGTGACTTCACAATGGTTCACGCAGCTGAATTTCAAGCCGTTCGATCACAAGGTCATTGAAGACTGGAAGGAACTGGGCGGCGTTGATCATTACATCAGATATGCAGACGACATTGTTGCATTTGGTCGAAACAAGAAGAAACTTCACAGACTGGAAGAAGCAATGCAAGACTATCTGAAGAATGAAATGCACCAGAAAATCAAATACAACTGGCAAGTCTTCCGTTTTGAATATCCCGACAGGAAAGCACCGCCAGTCATTGACAAGAAGACAGGAAAAGAGAAACCGAAGACCAGAGGGCGTGCGTTGGACTTCATGGGATTTGTATTTCATTACAATCGCACAACGCTTCGCAAATCAATCCTGAAGCGTGCAACAAAGAAGGCGCACAGAATCGCAAAGAAAGAGAAAGTCAACTGGTATGATGCTTCAGCAATGCTGGCATCAATGGGCTGGTTTACACATACGGACACTTATGGCTTTTATGAAGATCATATCAAGCCATATGTCAATATAAAGCAACTGAAAAAGAAAGTCAGTAAGCATTCAAAGAAAGGAGTGAAGAACAATGATGTCAGAATGGTATCAGTCAGAAAGCATGGACAAGCCGATAGAGTGGGACACGACATCAAGCCCGACAGTGGTCTATCAGCGAAAGAGCATCGCAGAGCAGATCAGGAAGGGCATTGACGGAGAAAAAGACCGCACTGTCTATGTGTACAGCGAAAGGACTATGACACAGGAAGAATATGCAAGACTTCAGGCAGAGCTTGAAAGTCCAGCAACAAAGATGATCATGCAGTCAATGTCATCAATCGAGATGAACATGGCAATGATGCAGGAACTTATGGAGGGATAAGACATGGCAGAAACAAAGACAAATGAAACAACAACAGGAACAACCGAAAAGGCACACAGCAAGAAGTTTGACATGCTGAAGGAACGCTGGGACAAGGACTACATCACAAAGGACACCTTGAAAGGCTGGGTTGTACTGAATGAGAAAAGAGCAGGCAAGGGAATCACTGCGGAAGAATACAAAGAAATCACTGGCGAAGACTACGAAGCCAGCGAAGAATGATGACGCAGTTTGAATTGATCGACAGGCTGTGCGCTGTGAATACGCTTCTGACAGACATTGTCAGGGAACAGGCGGCAATCATGGCGCAGCATGGAATTGAACCGATACAGACGCAGGACGAAGCCACAGACAGGCTTGACGATCTATTCGGGAAGTATAAAAGGGCAGAAGACGAAAACGATGCAATCGAAGCAGCACTTCGCAAATATATTTGACGGAGGAAAAAGAAAATGGCTATTGAAGTATCATTGTTACTTTCAGGCGTGTCGATTGCGTTTGCAATCTTCTTCGGAATCAGCACACGCAACATAAATGTGAAGAAGGACACACAGGACGAAGCCAGAGAGGATGCAACGATCCTGACCAAACTGGAAAACATTCAGAATACTATGATTGAAGTGAAGTCTGAAATGGGATCATACAGAAACGAAATGAAAGAGATCAGGGAGTATTACATCAGGGCATCAGAAAGCCTGAAGCAGCTTCACAAGCGTGTGGATAGAATTGACAAGATCATTGATGAATCACACCCACATCAGTACATCGAAGAGTAACAGGAGGAAAGCGCGTGGAGAAGTGCAGCTATACAATACCAGCAAGAAGGAAGAAAAGACGCAAGAAGTCACTGACAAGCTGGATCATGGAGTTTTCAAAAAAAGTTGTGGTTGTCTGCGTGCTGCTTTACATCATCATTGAACTGTTTTCAGTAATAGCGATCTGGCACTTCGCAGACACATCGGTGCTGACCACACTGATCAGCGAAACATCTGAAGTGCTTCGCATGGGTGTGTTCGGGTACATGATAAAGGCAGGAATTGAGAACTGGCAGAAAATCAAAAAAGGAAAGCAGGAAAGTGAAAACGAGGAAGGCGGTGCGAACGGATGAAAAATGCAGCTTTAATATTAAAAACAATTTATGATAATTTGCCGATGATCCTGACAATCATTGCGATTGTGGCAGGCATCGGAATCAAGGTCAGAAACTTCCTGAAGCAGTCAAAGGAAGACCAAAAGAAGCAGCTTCAGGAACAGGCAGACAAAGTCGTGGAACTGGTAAAAGAAAGCCTTCTGTCTATCGTATCAAAGGCAGAAAAGGAATGGGGAAGCGGCACAGGGACAATCAAGAAGTCATGGGTGTGGGAACAACTTCAGGCACAACAGCAGAAGTTGACGGAATACATATCAGAAGGACTGATCGACAAAGACATGGTCGATGATCTGATTGAAGCGGCAGTTGAAGAACTGAACGCTATTTTGAAAAAGAATCAGAAGGCTGCTGAAGCAGTCAAGCCGCCTGAAGAAAGAGAAGCAGCGGCGGTCGCGGCTGCAATTCAGGCGCAGAAGGTAGAGAAAGAATAAACAAACAGGAGGGCGAAAGGATGCTACATGCTTATATAACACTATACGGAATCTGCTTCATGGCAACAGTGGTCATCATCATTCTGCTTCTACTTGTCGGAACGAAGATTGACATTGAAGAAGCAAGACACTACGGCGCGGAGGTCGAACCGCCGCCAACAGCGAAGGACTGGATCGGGTATATATGCAAAGCATTCCTGATCGCCTTCGTGGTATCGTTTGCAGCCCCGATTATGTTGGTATTTTATATCTTCGTATTCGGATGCATCGTACTTTCAGCACTTACAGATGATCATTATTAAAACAGGAGGAAAAGAACATGGGAACATTATGCGGATGGGCTAGCATTGACGAAAATGGAAAAGCAACAGGAGGACAGAAGGGCGATCAGACAGGTCGCGAGGTAAGAACAGGGAACTGGTATAACTTCGGTCAGACTGTCGTCCTTCGTTTCAAGGACAGAAACAAGGCTACAAAGGCAGCAACAGCAATGAAGCAGCTGTGTGACAACGATTCAGTCGGATATTGTCAGGGACACAGAACTTCACTGTACACAGAACTTGAAAAGGTCGGCTGGAATCCAACAGCATTGAATACACCTTGCGAAACTGATTGCAGTGCGATGATGTCGCCAGTGCTTAAATGCGCAGGAATCAGCGTGTCAAAAGATATTTACACAGGCAACATGGTCAATGCTATTATGGCGACAGGAGAATTTGAAAAACTCACAGGAAGCAAGTACACAGACACAGGCGACAATCTTATGACTGGCGACATTTCAGTGGTAGCAGGCAAACACACAATCATGGCACTGGAAAACGGATGCAACGTGTCAGGCGGCAACGGATCAGGAAACGGATCAGGAAGCGGATCAGGCAATAATCCAGCTGTACCATACGGAACAGCAAAGACAGCGACATTCACTGGATATGTGAACACAGGCGCACTGAATGTCAGAAAGCAGCCTGATCCAGATGCAGATAAACTTGTGTCATATCCTTGCATTAAGCAGAACACAGAAGTCGGAGTGTGCGGAAGTGCAAAAGCACCGAACGGCGCATTGTGGTATTACATCTATATTGACGGAGCAAAGGGCAAGAAGTACGGATATGTAAACGCAAGATACATCACAGCGAAATAAGGAGGAAGCGCGATGGAATACTTCATGGGCGAAACATTCGACAAAGAGAAAAACAAGCCATACAAGAAACTGGATGCAGCAGAGAAAGCGGCAGAGAAGCAGAAAGCCGCCGTATTTGATGAAAATGGCGCAGTGGTAAAAGACTTCAGGGAAAAGGAAGAAAAGCCAGCAGAGCCGCCACAGACAGCCACAGACGGCAGTCAGGAGCAGCAACCAGCAGACAGCACCGATCAGGAAGGACAGGAGCAGCAGGCGACAATGACAGACAAAGTCCCTGAAGGTGCGCTGGACACTGACGCAGACGGAAACGTGCCGACATTCGATGAAGACGTAAATCAGGTCGGAACTGCAACGCCTGAAGAAATCAAGGCGGCTGAAGAAGCTGTCACAGAAAACATTGACGGCGTGCCAGCGGTCAGAATCAAGGGAAAGATCAGAAGGGTGTTCAATGGTAGCATCAGAATCAGGAAAGCCCCTTCATGGAACAATGACGCTGTCAGGGGAGCAACAGCATTCGCAGAAAAGATTGTCACGCATGTGATGAAAGTGGACGGAAAGCCGATGTATAAGACACTTGACGGATATTTCATCAGCGGAGATCCGAAGCTGGTTGAATACATCGAAGAATAATGTAGACAATTTTGGAGTGAAAAAAGAAGCGCAAAGGGTACACAGTCAATGTGTACCCTTTTGTTTTCCGCAAAATTATCCACATATAGTATGTTAAAAAGTGGATAACTACAAGATATTGATTGTACTAATTACGCAGCACCGACAGGGGCGCTGGATTCAAAGTCCTCAGAGCAGCTTCTTACTCTTTTTAATGAAATAAACTGTGATGGACAGACAATTCTT